GTGTTATTGTATTGTTCGTTCCACCAGATGCTGGAAACTCAATATTAGCTGCGTTCTTCGCAGTTTGTGTATCTGTTGAGTCTGCACCTATTGTTGTCCAGTTTGATGCTGTAACTTGTTGTCTTGCATAGTTTGTAAAGGTTGCCTCTGTAACTGATCCAGTCTCGGCTGCACTTACTGCCGTTGCAAGTCCTACATATATGCTATCACCAGGACTAGAAAAACTAAGAGAGTTATTCTTAAACAAAAAATGTAATATTCTTCTCTCTAGGTAATTGGTTGCTGCATTTGCTGTTGCCATTTTATACTCCTATGTTCTCGGTCTTGATGGTAGACCAACTCTGTATCCGTCTGTATTCTCTCTTGCTTCGCCTAGATCTTTTAATCTTTCAACATAAAATATATAATTTTTTTCATATTGAGCAATAACATCTGGCTCACCTTTCATATAATAATAAGCTTCTATGAGTGATCCGTAAAGCAAAGCAAAAGGTGCATTTGTACTAACCCAAGTTGTGCCACTATCTGAACCCGCAGTTAAACTAGCAGGTCTATAATAATAGTTTAACTGTAATGTATAATTTGAATCTGGCGTTGGTGCGACTATAAAATTATTTTCATCAAATCGTGCATAATATTTTGGAACTCCAGTTGTAGATGCACTAGGTGTGTATTCTCTTAAATAATTAACATCTTTCTGAAGTAAAAAACTTTCTGATCCAGATGTTGTTATTTGGAATGAAAATGATGCCAAATAATCTGCTGGAACAGTCAAAAATTGGTCTGAAGATGTAAACGCAGAAGTTACGTTTTTTCTAAAATAATCAAGATCTACACTTTTAAATATTTTTTCTTCAGCGGCTTTTATAAAATCTGGTAAATGCGTCACAAAAGATGTTTCACTATTATCTGTATAGTCTTGTATTGCTGTTTTTAATGTTGCTAAAGTAAAACTCATTAATTTGTAATTGATGTAGGCCCTGCACTTGCAGATCCTCCACCACCTTTCTCGGTAATAGTTGCATTAACACCAGCGGGAAACGAATAATTGTTCGCATCTATATTTGTAATGGTAAAACCAGAAGCACCATTAATTGTAGTTGCAGGTATGCCTCCAACACTTATTGAGTCACGAAATCTTACAATTGATGAGTCTGTTCTACCATGATTAGGCTCATTTACAGTAACTGTGGCTGAACTTGATGTTGTACTAAATGGGTTTAGAGGTAAAAGATTTGGAACCTCTGTTTCAGTTCTGTCTGGTCTTGCATCTCTTACAGCCTCAAGATCTGTTCTTATTCTAGGTGGTGTTAATTGTGGATGCTTTTCTTCGTATTCATCATACCCAACAATACTGCCATTCCATTCTTTTCTCATATCTTTTATACGATAACGAAAACCAGAACGATCAGATATTCTGTAAGCATATTTTCCTTGTGCAAAAGCCATTATCCAACCTTATAATATGATAACTGTGGGGTTACTGTAAAAGATGATCTATCTCTATCTTCGCCCATTGCCCTTTCAAACTCTTCTTCGTAAACTGTTTTTAATAATTGTATTCTATCTGGTGCTCTTTTCATAGCTATATAATAAGCTAATCCCGCTGTGAGACAAGGGTAAAACCTAAAAGGTATCTCCATTGTATTTACTTGTGCATCAGCGTCTTGTATCCGTGTTAAAGCGTCATAAACAATAACATCTGTACTATTTTCTGGTGCAGGATATATTTTAAGATTGGGTGTTATTTGCCTATCTAAAAAATATTGAGTGGGTCTTCCAGTTGTACTTTTAACGGGTATATTTGTAAATGTATCCCTTGATATTCTACTCATACTAAAATCTGTGCCACTTCTTCTGACAACAGCAGATAGTATATCAATTATATCAGTACCCAAACTATACTCTGAATCAGATGCTGTGAGTGCTTGTGTCTTTTGTTCAATAGTCCATTGATTAAGACCACGATTTGCCCACTCAGCAAGCATTATGTTCATAGAACGCCTAGCTGTTTGCAGATCATACCCAGTTCTAGCTTCTAAGCCACATCGCTCAAAAGCTTCCTCTATGTACTCTGCTACATCTAATTCAAAGTTAGTTGAGTCGGATGTTGCCATTAGGCTTTGCCACCTTTTTTCATTTTCTTAGCCATGCCACCACCACGCATCTTTTTTGGTGCCATTGCCTTGCCTCCAAGTTTCATTTTTTTTGGTTTTTTGGAAGCCATCATTTTTCTTGGACTCATTGCCATTTTAGTCTCCTATAGTAGTTTTCTCTTTGGTTATAAATGTCTTCAACATTGTACATACTATAATAATTATCATAATATCCAAGTTTCTTCAATTTATTTGCACTCTCTTGAAGTTTACTTAGTCTTTGTACAAATATCAAAGCATATTCCTCCTTTACGATATTTGCAAATTTACCATCATCAATAAGTTCATTTACATCGTCGCTAGGGTGGAATCCCATGACCCAAATATCTTTATCTACAAACACACCCTCATGTATTATTTGATTTAAAAAAGTAAGATACTTGTGAAATTTTTCATTATCTTCATAATCAAGATCAATTACAATCATTAAGTCTTTGTTATCGTTGTAATTTGCAATTATTCCATGAATTATTTTATAATCTTGATCTCTTTTAAATGCAAAGCCAACTTTATTATCTGACCAAGCTCTTTTTGCATATGGACAACTAGGTAAGTTGTTAAGATTAGAGTTAGGTATTTCAAGAGCATGTTTTGACCAATGCCTTATTTCTTCACAAATTTTTTCTTCTGTGTCTATTTCTAAGTTCATTTACTTTTCTTACGCCTTGCTGCTTCAACTCTCCTTGGCTTACCTGCTGGTTGGCCTAATCTTTTCTTTTGTGAAATTCTTTTACGTTTTTCTGAAGCAGACATTTCTGACCCAGTTTTAGGAGTTTTGCTTGAAATTCTTTTAGATGGTCTACAATATGGAGTGCCTCTCTTTTCTCCTTTTTTTCTACCACAAGCCTTACCAGTTCTCTGATCTTTCCAATCTTCTTTGAACCATCTCTTAAGAGCTAGACCTGCTTTTGTTTTTCTAACTGCCATTATCTAAACTTTGTTACTTTTCTTCTATTACTCATAACGGCACCGCAACCACGAGCTATATTTGGATTTTTTGTTTTTCTTTTACGAGGTCTTTTTGGAACATTACCACCTAATCTAAGCTCAATGACACCACCTTCTGCTTTCTTTTTAGCTTTCTTTTTACTATTACCATAATTTGCTGCACCTACCTTTCGGCATTTTGCAATGGCTCCTGAAGCATAAGCACTTGGAAAAACTCTGTAACGGGCTTTAACTTTATGATAACAAGCGTCTTTTGGCATTTTTTTTCACCTTTACTACTTTTTTTACTTTTTTCTTCTTGTTCGGTGGCTTTGAAATTTGTTGAGTCATTTGTGATCTACTTATAACCATTAAAATACTTTCTCCAAAACTGCCACACCTATAATTACACCATACAAACCCCAAACTCTACTATCTAAAGATTTTAGTTTATCTTGTATCTCTGCATATCTTTTATCACATTCAGATTCATGTTTTTCTAATAATTTCAATACTTCTGCCGCTTTCATTAACACTTCCATCTACGTCTTGCTTGTCTTAATCTACTATTAGGATTCTTTGCTGCTTTAGGAAACTTCTTCATTTGACCTGCAGATCTTGCACAAAAAGATTTACGTCTTTTTGCAGATTTGCTTCCAGGCTTAACTTTACCAGTAACAGCAGTTTTAAGTTTACTACCAGGATTATCTCTACGATATTTAGCAACACCTGCAGAAGTCATTCCCGCTCCACTTTTGGTTGAACGGAAATACTTTTTTGTTTTAGGGGGTTGCTTATCCCTTTTCCTAGCCATTAGTCATAGCTTTTTCTTAGTTGCATTGTAATTGTATAAGTGTCTGCTGAAGAGTGTCCTACTGTTGTAAACATTATATCTCCAGTTACACCACTACCTGCATTGTTTTGCAAACCACCAAAACTAGAATAATCATGGTGTCCACTTTGGTTTTCACCTAATTCAATACACAAAACATCAGTAGAAGCATCAAAAAGCACTTGTACTTTCATACCATTACATTGCCACCATATTTTCTCAATGGTAACTCTTGAACAAGCTTGACCTCTGACATTAGTTCCTAAAGCTGAAACATCAACTTTCTTTACTGCACTTTCTCCAGAGCCATCAGAAACATTTGTAAATTTAAGAACGGCAATTTGATTGCCGTCCACTAAAGTTTGTGAGGTAACTGCATCTGCCATATTACTCTCCTATTATTGATCAGCAAAAGCAGGTGCTGTTGTTGATGTAACATTTCCAAAAATTTGATAATTAGTTGTATCTATACCCATAATAGTAACGTCAAAACCAGCAGGAACATTAAGTTGTATGCTACTGTTTGAATTACCATCAGAAAATACTGAGCTTACTTCGTTTCCGTCAGTGTCTAAGAAAGTAACACCACCAATGTAGAAATTTGAATTTCCTGGTGTAACAATCAAAGCGTCTGTTGCATCAGCTGCCCCACCCGCATAAACAAATCTAAACATAGATCCAGCTATGGGTGCAGGTAGTGTATATGTGTTATCTTGCCCACCATCTGGTACAAGCAAAACTCTACCACTATGCGTTGCATTTGTGAGAGTTACATTACCATCAGATAAACTTACAGGTGCTCCACCAATAGTTGTAACCTCTGTGATTGTTCCAGTAGTTGCATTTTTACTTATAGTTTTGAGAGTACTTTCAGATCTAATAGGACCTGAGAATGTTGCATTAGCCATTTTAATCTCCTTGTAGTGGCTGTTGTCGAGGTTTATTCCTCGTCAAGGTGATTTTAGTATACATAAAAAAAAGAGGACTGCAAAGAGTCCTCTTAAAAAAATATGTTTTTTAACTTAAGCGGCTCCAGGTGAACCAAACACGGCACGAGGATCAGAGAAACCAAAAGCATAACGCTCTCTAGCTTTATATCTCATATTTCCAGTGTCAAAGTCTGCTTCCATGCTAGTGCTTAATGGTGTTCTTTCAAAATATTTGAAACCATTTGGAGCATCAGTTTTAATGAAGAACGCATCTGTATCTGTTAAGAAATGATTGATTGTGTAGCCTTGTGGCAACATACCCATATTTCTCATTGCGTTAACATCATTGTCAGAAGTACCTGGTCTTAAAGTTGACTCAAGTAATCTGTCTGCAACAAATTGTAATGCAGGTGGAATAATTAATTTCATTCCTCTTAATGCTACAATCATATTTCTCTCATCAACAAAGTTTGAAATGTCAATAAGAGCATTTTCTAATGATGTTTCATTAAGATCTGCTGCTGTTGATGGCTCATTTCTAAATGTACCACCACCACCTAATGGGTGATCTGTTGCACAAAGCTCTTTACCATCACCACCTGTGAAGCTTGAATTAAACGCATTGTTTAATGTAGCAGCGGCTTTGACTTGCTTTGTGTGTGCCATTGATCTTGCTAACGCTCTTGTGTATCTAGCACCAAGCTGATCATACAAATTGTCTTCCATTGCTTCTTCTGTTAATGCAAAAGCTAATGCAATAGTTTCCATTGTATAGCGTGATGTATACACTTCGTTTGCAGAATCAAAAGATACACCAGCACCCTCTGATTTTGTTGCAGCATTACCGAAACCACTTAACATAACCTCTTCCTCAAACGCTCTGTCAGAAGATTCTGTGTCATAAATTTCAGTATGCTCTTGGTCGTAACGATCATATTCCATGCCGAATAAAGCGTTAAGACCAGGTTCTAGTTCTTTAACTAGTTGTGCTCTTGATATAGCCATAATCTAATCTCCCTTACGCT